TCGATGTGTCCACGGCTTGGCCGAAAGTGTTGAAATCTGCTGGGAGATTCGTAACAAGCGAAGAGCTTGTCGGCATGACCCAGCCGAAGTTCGTAGTTGGATTTGCCATCGTTTCTCCTTAATTGACGACTAACGCGTCTGCGTAGTCAAGTGTAGGGCTAAGCGTGTTGAATGTTTCTGCGACACTTACATCTTGCCATTCCATAGCCTGAAGTGAGAATGGCAGTGGCGAGACAAGAAGGGTCACTGAGAGCTCGTTGAAAGAAGCTTGGAATCGCCAGCCCTCGACAAAGCCCAAGAAGTTTCCTGACTGCATATTGGCCGGCAAGTTTGAGAGCGAAATAGGCTGACCCATAAACACATTGATAAGAGCGTCACGATCTGCATCATCGACTTCCGGATTGGTCAATGCGAAAGTTATGGATTCTAAGAATGCCTGTGGCTGGGCTCGTAGTGTCAGATAGAAGTCGGCTTGATCTGATGCGTCGGCTGCGTGATTAAGCGAGGTCGTAATCTGTTGAGCTAGTTTTCCATAGAGTGCAATGGAAGCTGCATCGGTCGCAGTCTGCGTTCCAGACTTCCAGACAATGGAAACGTCGTTGCGAATATCTCCGGCCTTAGTTTGAATCTTTATTCCACGGCCTAGAGCTTGATTAGCATCTAAATCCGTGTATCCGTAAGTCGCTAGATAAGTTGAACGATGTGTGGAATCTGCATAGGAGATAAGTCCAGACGCGTCCTCGTATAAATAACCAAGTCCAGAAGTAGCAAGGTCGGCCACAAGATTCCAAGTGATTGTCTGACTAGATCCGCGATTTGCCAGCTCATAATTGCCTGGACGATCTATCTCTCCGAGTCCAGTATTTTCAGCAGTAGCCCACGTTGTAGTTGCTGGAGTGTAATTCGCCCACGTTAGAGCTGCTGGAACCTCTGACCAGTTATTGACCAGTAAATCCTCAAGGATTGTATAGATCTGGTCGCCGTCGAAATCCTTAGACAAGACGCCCAGAGTTAAGGCCTTCTGGAGCCTTGAGAGTGCTCCTAGAGCCGTGATGGTGACTTCCTGAGTAATTGCTACTGACCCAGTCTGCGACACTGTCACGGCAACGTCCACAATAGATCCGCCAAAGATTGGCACATAAGCTCCGGCCGTGTCTTTGACCTGAATCGAGACTGCGTCATTGATTTCGGCCGTGATAGCGCCAAGATTAAGATTGATGAGATTGAGAGTGCAATAGCCGGCTTGAGCCTGTGTGTAGATATTGGTGCGTCCTGATGTAATTGAAAGATTGGCTAGAACGACGTCAGTGTATTCAATGCCTGCAATTAAGACTTTCCACTCTGGAGCCCACTGTGTCATTAGACGGCCTGAAGTGCGCCGGCTCCGCCAGTGCCACGATAGAAGGAATCATTGAGCACGTTCACGATTGTGCGAGCCGTGCCTTCGGCATCGATTGCGCCATTGACTGTCACATTGATTCGCGCAGCGTTCTGAGAATCCGTAAATCCTCCTCCGCCCATAGCAGCTAAGCGAGCTGCATTCTGTGAGTCGGTGAAGCCTCCACCTACGCGAACCGCACCTGATGCGGCTGATGAGACGCCACCGCCGGAAGTAGTAGTAGATCCTGTTCCAGTTGATGCCGAAATACTAGGAACCGAGATTGTAGGAATGCTAGGTGTTGCAGTAGTCGTCTTTGGAATCGTCACTGTTGGAACGCTGACTTGTGGAGCTGAAATCTGTGAGACGTTAGGCAAGAATGGAATTGAGTTATAGACACGGATCAGAGCATTGATTCCAGCAACGGCTCCGGCAATCAATCCGTTCAATCCTTTGATGACCGCACCGATGACATTGATAACGCCGCCAGCAATCTCGCCGACTACCTTGAAAGCTCCGCCTAAGACTGTGACCAGAACCGGCACGACATACTTTTGAATAAAGCCGATAAACTCTGAGAAGGTTTCTTTGTTGTTATTTATTGCGTCAGTGATTGGCTTAAAGAAATCAGCGAACTTTCCAAGTGCCGGAACGACTTGATTCACCACGAACTCAACAAGCTGCTGAATGATTGGCAGAAGCTTTGCACCGACTGATTCTTTGGCTTCATCAAAGGTCACTTTAAGAATCTCAAGGCGTCCGGCGAATGTCTCTGCGTTAGCTGCTGCTGCGCCACCGAATAGATCTGAAAGCCTGGTCTGCGTCTCTTCGAATGACATCGCTTTAAGCTCTGCGGCCGATAGTCCGATGCCTAGCTTGCCAAGAGATGCAGTATTTCCATCGTATGCGCGACCAAGACTATTGGCGACCGCATCGAGCCCCTTGCCAGTCGATTGAGAAATATCTAACGCAAGAGTGAGAAGATCTTGAGCCTTTGTAACATCACCGGTCGAAAGAGCCAAGCGAGATAAGGCTGGACGAAGTTTATCGTCTGCCACACCAGTGGCTAGTGATGTCTTGAGAATCTGCTTTTCGACCGATGCAATCATTTCATTCGTTGCACCAGTTGCATTCTTTAACGCAGTAGCAAGACGAATCTGTGCAGCTTCATCTTCAATCGCGGCTTTGACGCCATCGACTGCAAGCTTGACGGCGTAGGCTCCAGCAGCAGCTCCGGCGGCTGCGAATGCTAGGCCGGCTTTCTTGCTGAACTCGCCCATCTTTGATGATGAGTTATCCACGTCTCCGTTAGCTTGCGCCAGTGATTTTTTTAGCTGATCTACATCAGCAAGAATCGAGAGCTTGAGTGTGCGCGATTGTCCGGCCATTTACCACTCCTTCAAGATTCTGTTAAAAGCATTTTCCCACTTGTCAATGATCTCTGGTTGTATTGCGCGTAGTGTCGGATAAATAAACCAGCCAGTCGAACCGCGTCCAGTAGAACCTGACCAGATTGGAAATTGCTTAAACTTGTTAGATCCAAATTCTGTTCCGCCCCAGAGATCTTTTGTGGTTGCACCGCCTGAAAACTTTTGACTTACGAAGCCGAAAGAGAGCTCACCAATCTTAGAAGATTTCGACACACGGGAGCCACTGGCAATTCGGTCGGCGGCCTTGCCTCGACTGGTCGCTTTTTGTTGAATCTTGCCCTGAGCAAACTCTGCCAGAGCTGATGATTCTCTTTTAGCTGCATCAGTAGCTGCTCCGTCCATCGCCTTGAATGCCGAAGTGATGCGACGAAGGTCAGCCTTGTCATAGGCAATCTCAACCTTGTCGCTCATTCTTTTTCTCCAATATCTCGAAGGCCGTATAGATCTGCTCCGCCGTCGTCCATTCGCTCATCGGAATGCCTGTGGCTATTGCTAACTCCACAAGGATTCGATTTACGCTTCCGGCGGCGTAACTTTTGGGAGAACGTCACCGACTGTCACGTCGGCCACTGTTTCACACCAAATCTCATAGCCCTTGATTGGCTTGCCACCAGCTTCACGCTTCATCGCATTCCACGCAAGGAAGAGAAGATCAGAGATTCCGATCTTCTCCTGCGCTTGCGAAATTGTGCTGCCTGTCTTTTGTTCCCACTTAGCCCACTCTGGCGGTTGTGCAGTGTAAGTGCCGAACTCGCCTGACGTGTATTCGATTGTGATTGGTAGTCTCATTCTGTGCTCCCGTTTCTATTGATTAACTGAATGTATCGGCTGGCTTGCCATCGACTAACATAGCCCAAGAATCAGTTTGTGCTTCTGGAGCAGTGCCGCCAACAGATGGAAATACTGGAAAGACGTTGCATGTAAAGACTGCGCCAGTAACCGCAGTAAATGACACGGCCAAAGTTGTATTTGGAGCAGTATCAGCAGCAGTCCACATCGCTTCAAAGAGTGATGATGCAACGCCCCAGTCTGCAAGCAGCTCAAGGTTAAGCGTCCACTGATCATCAATGTGCTTATAGGCTTTTCCATCGAGTGTTTGGTAAGTCGTAATGACGGGCGCATTGACTAGCGTTGCCGCCGTTGTTTGTGCGTCATAGTTCACTGTGGCGATTGTTAAAACTAGGTCTCTCGCCGTGACGATTGTTGTTGGCATTTTTTGCTCCTTATATTGTCTGTTGTGTGTAGTAAGTGCTGACCGAGAGATCCGCCACTAGTAGATTGGTCGCGCCGACCTGTTGGATTGTCGGACGTTG